AAACTTAAAGTAAAATCATTAGTTCCAAAGTCTATAGAAGTTCCATCAGCTACAATATAATCATTAGAACCATCAAAAAATGCAGCACCATCACTTACAGGTATTACACTGCCTGCATCATACTTATGCTTTAGCACGAGGTTATCTGTTACTATACCAGGTGTTATTAATTTTTTAGATTGTATTGTTGATGTTAAGCCTAAAGCCATACTTAACCTCTATATGCTATAACTTTTCCACTAGCAAGTGAAAAAACTTCAAATTCACCATATATTGTCATACCTGCTGGTATTGTAAAATCTACAGCATCAGCCATTGTATTAGTAATATTAGTACAATCACTAACATCTACTACAGAATCTTCTATTGCGCTTATAGCAACAAATGTTCCTGTATGTTGTGCTGTATCATCTATAAAGACTGAACCTGCTTGTCCTAAGGCTATATTTTGAGCCTCTTGAACTGAATAGTTTCTTAAACTTTTTGCCATGTTTACCTCCTACACTAAGCTCTGGCAGAGCATGAATGTGTTTGTTTATTGTTAACCTCCGTCAGCAGCGCCTGAAGGATTACTAACTGAAAACCAATTGCTTCCATCACAAATTAATGTCCACCCTCCATATCCTAAAATTAATTCATCAGCGCCTGACGTTAAAAAAATTTTTTGATGTGTTCCTACTGCAGGACTTTCATTATGTTCTAATTGAACACGACCTGTAGTATCTATTTTTATAATATGTAATATTTGACCTGCAACTCCATTAGAAAACCCTCCAATAGTTACATTATTTGAAGAAGTATCTACTCTTAAAATTGCAGTTCCTGAAACACTAAGACCATCAGTAGGTCCTGCTGTACTAAAATTAGTTGTTTTATAACATAAACTACCGTGTACATGTAAAGCAGCGTTAGGACTTGATGTTCCTATTCCTATATTACCACTTACTATAAGATTATTATTAGCGTTTAATTGACCTGTAAACCTACCAGTACCAGTTACATCTAAATCATAACTTGGGCTAGAGTCATTTATACCTACCTTATCATCTTTTATATATAAACAATCCCATAAATTAATTCTTGTGCAATCATTTTCTGCTTTTAATTGAAAATCACTATGGTCACCATCTAATCCTGCATAAGCATGTCTAGTGTTATCACTATCTCTCCATTCTACATAACCCCAATTATCATCACTCATTTTAAATGTTAAAATAGCATCAGTAGCAGATGTAATTTGTATTTTATCTGAACGTATTTCACCGCCTACTGTTAATCTGCCTGAACTTGAATTAAACTCTAAATTACTACCAGTTTTAGCAGGTAAGTTTCCTGTAGCTGCAGTAACAAATAAAGGATAACAAGATGTATCGCTTGACTCGTCTGCTACAGTTACGTTAGTTGCAGTTGTTGCAGTTGTTGCATTACCTGATACAGTTGCTGTTAAAGTTCCTGTTACAGTTGCTCCAGCATTTGTTGTTTCAAATTTTTTGCTATTATCATAATACAACTCAACTGCGCCATTAGAAATGCCTTTAAAAAATGTTTCATTTGTAGAATGCGCTTGTAAAAATAAATTTGTAGCACCTCTTATATACATATCTCCTGTGCCTGAATCTATAATATAACTATCTGAACCATTATGTCTAATTTGTAAATCTTCGCTATTACCAAATTTTAAAGAAGATGAATCAGGTATAACAATATGCGAATCTACATTTAACTGCCCTGTAAATCTACCTGTTCCATTAACATCTAATTGATAAGATGGTGTAGCATCATTTATTCCTACTTTACCATTAGACAAAATTCTTAATTTTTCTGCATTACCAGCTCTTATAATAAAATCATTATCTTGAGCACCAATAGCAACATGTGTATCACTTGTTGTATCTTGGTCTCTTAAACCTACTAAATTAGTATCTTGATTATTTACAAAACTAGCACTTATTGTTGAAGTAGATGTTACATCTAAAGCATAACTAGGGTCAACTCCTATACCTAAAGCTGTATTAACTCTAGCTTTATTAGTAGCAAGTTTTAAATCAGAGTCATTACCTTTACCGTCTTCTATAACACGCAAAGTAGTATCAAGCTCTTGATTGTCTGCTGTACCTACATTTAAAACGGACTTATATGTTGCCGCTGGAGTTTTGCTAGTTAAGTCTGCCATTAATATTTATTCTTCTTCTTTTTCTTCTTTGCTGGCTTTTTCTTCTTCCCAGATTTGTTGTAAGATGTCATAAGCTCCCTCTGCTTTTGTTCTCATCATATTAAGATGTTCGTATTCTTCGTATTTTAAATTTTCTAACTTNTTGTATTCTATAATTTGATTTTTAATCTCTACTATGTAATCTGCTAATTCCATTGATTGCTCCTATTATACGTTAAAAAGAATCTTCTGCAAAGTCATTATTTCCAATACTGTCTAATGTAAAGTCATTAGTACCTATTGTATCTTTTGAAAAATTTGTTCCTGAAAGCAATATACCCCAGTTTAAAGATATATCAGACCAATTTGTAGATAGATAATTTCTGTAAACTGTATTTTGTATAGTATCTAAATTAAAAGACATTACATATCATGTTGTGCAACAGTAAATATACTTCTACCATCGCTTTCTGTGTTAGCGTATCTTTTAGCCTGTATTACAAGGTCATTATACTTTTGTCTATAATATGATGCTACTTCCCATTGACTTGCTCTTTCCGATAATGTTTCCATTGCTTTAAATAATAAAGCTTCATGAAATCTAGTAGGTATGTCTGTACAAGTTTCTGCCATATCTATAGAACCAGCAACTAAATCTTCATCTTTAAATTTATCTGCTATTTTTACTGTAAATAATCTTATAGTTTTTACTTCTGTTGGAGATGTAAACGTAGAAAGGTCAGATGTAGTAGCAACACCAATTTGTCTACCACCTTTTCTTGTCCACCATACATATCCTTTAGTATGTCCTTTATATGTAGCCATTAAGTCATATCCCTTTTAGAAGGTTCTCCTATTAGTTTAGGAGCAACCTCGTCATCTACATCAACACTTATAATTTTTATAACATCGTCTGGTAAGTTGTAATATCTTTGATTAGCAACTGTAGATGCATTATAAGAGTCTTTTACTATTTCTGTTCTTTCACTAAAATCTTCTATTGCTCTATTTAAAATCTTTATTACGTCAGCAAGTTCAACTTCTGGATAAGCTTCAGATATAATGTCCATATATTCTTTTAATTTCATTATTTTCTACCTCCACTTTGTATTGCAAACTTAGCTTCATAATCAGCCTGTAATTTTTGTTGTTGCGCTCTAAGCAATCCCATCATTTCTGGGTCTTCATCTTCTTGAACTACTTCTTGTATTCTATAATCTAAAACTCTAATTGCAGCATATAAACATATGTGTTCATAATATGCTTTTGGAAAATCTGTTATAGCATTACTATCTACATCAATACTATAATCATTTGGTAGATGATATATATCTACAGTTACTGAAGAAGGTGCTGGCTGTATATAAATACCACCATCAAATATATACCATGTTGGTCTTTCAGCATGTGCATAATGTATACTTGTAGAATCAGTATAAGAATCATGGTATCTAGATTTACCTGCAGTACATTTTAAACCATTTCTATAAACATAAGCTATTTCTCTATAAGTATCAGAAGCAGTACCATTTGTAAAACTTCCGCTAGATGTTTTAGTGGTAAATCTATCAACAATATCAGGAGTAACAGCGCTTACTCTAAATACAACATCATAACAACCATCTACAAGAAACTGCTGTAAAGCAGCGTCATCTGCATTAGTATAGTCGTTATTAGCGTAAGCAAAGCCTGCTAAATCTTCTATTCTTAATTTAAAACTTGACGGTAAAGCCATTCTTCTCCAAAGTTAATGAGTGGGAGGCAAAGCCCCCCACCCTAGTTGTTAAGCGTTAGTATTAACCACTTGCTCCTACGTCAGCAGCAGCATCCGCCCAAGAAGTTACAAAATAAGAAGCTCCATCACAGACAATGTCTATTCTGTCGCCTTTATTTGCATTACTTGCAGCAAACGTTACTTTGTCAGCAGCATCAATAGTTGTATTAGTATCACCAACTATTGCGCCAAACATAACATCAGCAGTTCCTCCGATAATATCAAAGTCGTTACCTCCAGCAGTGCCAAGAATAAATGTTCCCACCCATCCTTTAGCATCACCAACTGCTGGTAATGTTATGTCATACGCTCCTGCCTGAGAACAGATAAATACTTTACCTGAATCAGCCATAGTTAATGTAGTGTCAGCTGCCAAGGTTTTAACACCTCCGCTAGTTCCATGTAAATAAGGTCTAGCCATTGTTCAAACCTCCTTAAGCAGTTATCTTCATTAATGAGTGAGAGTTAATCTGAGTAATACCGATACCTTCATCGGACATATACTGGTCTTTCACACCATCAAATGCATTATCTGTCTTAATGTTAGTTTGATACATTGGAGCACGATATTGAGCATGGAATAAATTAGACTCATCTACGATAAGCATGTGTTTATTGTATCTACCTCTTAATGAAGGAGTAGGTATAAGTTGAACCATTCCGTGAGGTGTTTCAAGCATTCTGTAATTGAATCCAAGAGCATCTCTCTTCATGTCACCTAAACTTACTGTCCATCCAGAGTTACCAGCCATACCTGTTGTACCAGCCATTTTAGACCAGTAACCAAGTGCGCCAGCACCTACAAATGCACGCTTAAATCCAGAATCAGGAACGTATTGGAAAACTTTTTCCATATCGTCTACAAAATTACCATAAGAGTAACTTGCTTCTGAAACTGTAAAGACGTTTTGATAATCATGTGTAGCAGTAGCTTCACCATACTTTTCAAGAGCTGAAATCATTCCAAAAGTACTTCTAACTAAGTTAGAACCACCCATTTCAACATTACCACCGTCTGCAAATGTTTCATCATTATTAGTATCATTATACCCATCAGCATATGCGGATTCTTGAAGTCCAGTACCACCAACACGTGTTCCAAATAAGAAAGCTCTTTCTTTTTGGATTTTGTGTTCTTGAGACTTTTGTAATCTAAGTCTAGCAAGTTCTGATGATTCACCTCTTAAAGCAGCTTGTAATAATGTACCAGTAACCTGTAAAGGTGTTTTAAATATCTGAGTACTATTCCATACTACTTTTAGTTCATCAGCCCATGCGTCTGGAGCTTCAGTACCCTCACCATGTGCATTACCAATAACATATAAAATGTCATCGTCTGCAAAAGTAATACCTGCATCGGTCATGTTTTTAACTTTAATTGAAGTTCCACTAACAACAGATGTACAAAGTACTACACCTTTATTTGTTGTGTTTGTAGAATCCCAAACTTCAAAAGTTAAACCAACCCAAGCTTGTCCTTCTCCTGTAGTAGCTGGTGTAGGTAAGTTTAAAACGTTATCAATAGTAATAGCATCTTCAGCATTATCTGCAGCAGTTGTATTTGTACTACCATTAATATAACATCTTTGTTCTATCCACGGTTGTCTGTGTTCAAACATTTTGAACAACGGGTCATTAGTTTGTCGTGTCTCTTTATTAGATATAATTGTTGTAAATGGAGTTACGTCAGTCCACAATTCCTTGACGACTTGCGGGCTGATGTAGAAATCCCTTCTATCTGTATAGAGAACACCACTGGCACCTAAATTCTTTTCTGTAGCCATTGTTTATTATCTCCTTTTAGACGAAGCAATTAAATCTGCACTAAAAGC